CGTTTCTTCCCAAATTGTGTTAAGTACTGGTATAACCAGTCCCATTCACAGGATTGAGCCTCCATCCCAGGAGCACACTCAAATTGGAAATGATTTGATTGGGCAATACGAACAAAACATAAAGTGAGCATACGCATCACTATAGTCAACTCGATCGTCGAAATCATAAAACCGCGGACTTTGCCTTTTGCAACTTTCTCCCTAGGGAGAGCTTCATCTTTCAAGGCCATCTTGAACACCGGGCTTGCCCGTTGATCTTGATTATACCTCTCTAGCATTAGTTCAACCCGTTCCACCACTTCTGGAGTAACCTCAACAGCGTCGGGGTAGTCTTCAGTAGGTTCGAGTGAGTTCAAAAGGGCTTTCTTCGGCTTGGAGTATGGGAAACCAGCGCTCGTAGAGCGCTTAATGGAATCCACATACTTCAATCCGGGGACACCATTGATAGCAGTATGCATATCGACAATCATAACTTCATCTTTCCACTTGGGATTGATGTTGCAAAAATCACCAGTCAATGCTTCAACTGCTTTTTCAACGGTATCTGTGCACACATCATCATGAACCACCACTAGCTCACTCAAGAGCTTATACTTCGGTTCCCATCCTTTTGCGTTTGGACGGCAATGAGTATCCTTATATCCCTTATTAATGAGATATGGTGCGAGCATGGATGATTGCGTGCGGAATTTGGGAGCAGCACGGAACCCTTCAAAGGACCCATAACATTCAGCAACTCCCCCTTGTACGTAATTGACGGGGCTCTTACGATGTAAAACACCGGGAACTCCGACATTAGTAGAGGGGGCATCGAGCATTGGAGGAGCATCACTCACAAGGAGAGCACCATCTAAAAGATGGAGAATATCCTCATAAGTGGTTTTAATAGCACCAACTTTACCATTGGTGCCACCAAGCTGATGGATGCCAACAATAATAGGCCCAGAGCCACTCTTTGCTACCAGGATGGCGCCACAATCACCTGACTCTGTTTTAGTTTCAGCTTTACCCCAAAAAACTTGGGTTTGCTTCTGTAAAACAGAGTTATAGTGAGTTGCTTCAAAAATCCCGACCACAGATCGCGAGAACATTGCCCCGTCTGTGTTACGTCCAAGGTAAAAACCATTTGCGCGAAAATTACGTAATTCTTTACGAATAAAGAGTTCAGTAATATTGCGCATAGGCGGCACCGCTTGACAACGAAAGATCAGGAGATCCTTAGCAAAATCTTGCTTAATATCACACTTCCCCAAAGTGAAGTTGACATTACCAGTAGGACCACTTTGTACTCGGGATCTAACGAGCTGACACTTAATTCCCCCTTCCATAACTGGTAAAGAGTGGTTGGTTGTCAAAAAGTATTGGCCACCAAGGCCGATACATTTCGCCACTTTCCAACTCACACCGTCATAGAAACGAACAAATGCACAATTACGAAAAAGAATCTCTTCAATCCGTTCACGTGGCATTTCTTTCCAAGAAATAGTGTGACGGCCAATATCTAAGGCACTAGGCGTATACGCTTCGCGCTTCCAGATACTGTCTGGATCATCACCTGGAGCTGGTCTCTCACCAATAGTAGATAGCAAACCACCTTGCATTTCAGGTTTCTCCCTATTCAAAGAGATATAAACACCAAAAGCTGCTAACGCAACAGTGAGAATGACAACGATCAACTTGACGAGATAACTGGTGGAGAAATAAAATTCTACCACAAGGTTTCCACACCTTTTTAATGATGCAGCACCTTCTTTAGTTCTCCGCCAAGTGGCGATAATCATCTCACGTGGTTTTGGTTTCCACGACTCCTTGATCGTCTCCCAATTATTACGGAGGGTGACAAGGATTATGTAACGCATTTTCACGTAGGCAAGCCTCATGACAGGATCAAGGACAGTTTCCTTGAGTTTTCCTGTGTACCACTTCTGGCAGCCCAATAGAACAACGCTCAACATAAGAGACGTGAAACTGAAACAGAAATAATTCCAAATAACAATCAACAAACGAAACCAGACCATCACACCCAAAAAGGCGCGTTCCAATGGAAATTCTGGATCGTTCAAAAAAGCATCTGGATCATCCTCTCTCCCAACCTGCATATCCAACTGTGTTCTGTCCTCCCCGAATAGAATAGGAATATCACTCAATTCCATAATTCCATCAGTGTGTTGAGGTTCTAAACAAGAACACATACCAGACGGCAGATCACAAACTTCACATATTCTGGTCGTTCTCATCTGATGTTCACTAGCAGCAACACGTAATTGTACAGTGTTGTGATCGCGTATAACAGATGCATACCACTTAAGGAAACTAGGCATATCTAGTTTCTCATGTAAAACTTGTAATTTGGAAGTCATCAACCACTCTTGGGCTGGATCCTCACTGATGGGTACAGGTTCTGGTGTCAGAATCTGAATATCCCACCAATCAGGATAAAAGCCAGGCTCAATGGCCGTCAATGCTTTCTCGTTAATAGCCCAATCATTTTTCAATAGCTCCGGTTTAGGTCGGAGACGTATATGAAATGGTAAGCGACGAGCAACAGCAAGAGGCACAGTGAAATAAGTTGAGAGGTTGAGATCGGGAGTGTTAGTGGTGGCTACCACCAATTCAGGCATAACGGGAGCAGCTCCCTTTTCTTCAAGGGAGGCCATATTAGCCGTGAGTGGAGCATTGTTGATGATTTGAATCAACTCCTTAAGAGTGGGATCTATATCATTACACGCCCCTGGTTTGATAAAGGCAATATCGTCGAGCAAAATGCTCCACTGGTCTGTGCTAAAACCATCCCAAAACTCAGAAGTCGCCATACGCGTGTATCGGGACCCCAATTCTACGTTTTTGTTGCGAGTCACACCATAATAATAGTGCAAAATATTCGCGAAAGTAGTCTTGGCAATAGAAGAGTGTCCCTCAACACACAATGCGAGAGGAGCCTTCCGAGTCTTTTGCGCCGTTTTCCTATTCAGGTGGGTGGCACGAACCAGCTGAAGTTGAGCCGTGGTGGAACGAATCACACCTTTGGCACCCTTATCAAGCTCACATGCATATTTATACATAGATTCCCCTTTGCGAATTAAATCGTCCAGGGTGTTTGTGAAACTATGTACATCAATATTGTGTGCTTCAGGGTTTGACAAGAACTTCGACTTGCCTATAATCTCAGCCGCTTCTAGGTACCATGCCTCATACGAACCACCAGAGTGGAACATGGGGTCAATGGTCTTCGAACGAACGACTTGAATCCCTCTATCGGCAACAAAGAGCAAAAGGTCTAACACATTGTAGACGAAATCAGCCTGCGCTAAAGCGCGCGAGCGATAGAATTCTTCTTCAATGCGAATAGCTTTACCTTTGGTAATTTTGTCTCCTTCAAAGAGAGTGAGAGAGGTCGCAAAGACAACAACCGTGTTAATCTTACGCCACAAAGGGCTAGATTTAACACGTGGCCACAATTTCAAAAC